CCGTGGCCTTGGGGACCTTCTCATACCTACCCCTTGGGGGTTGGTCTTGAGATTTCCACACAGGAGCTAACACTCTGCTCCCACGCGGTCGCTACCCTGTCCAGAGAAAACGGGATGATCGAACCCGTCCATTCTGAAGACTGGCCAGCTAAAGACCGCTCTCCCCCACCGTGGCGGGGGAGACCCTGATATCCATCTACGTTACCGCAGGGGATACCACCCAATTTTCACGCGGGACGATTGGGGACGTCCAGAACGTTCCAGATGGTCCTTCTCGAGAGGCGTGTCTCCACGCTTCAGGAAGAACTTCATCAGGGCCCCGATGCCATCCAACCGACAGATTGGAGACTTCGAAACGACTACAGCGCCCTTGACTAGAGGACGATGCAGCCATCTGTCATGCTTGCCTGCTTCGCAAGGCAGGTAGCTATGACGACCCAGAACTGGAGAAGTGGAAATGTAGTCCTGGGCAGTTTCATCCCAGGCCCACTCCACGAACGGAAAGGGGATCAACCTCTCAATTCGTTCGTCCATCCAGTCCGCAGAGCGAAGGAGACCCCTGTGAAACAGGTGGTTTCTCAGCTCCACGGCGGACTCCAGTTCAGGAACGTCCGCTCGTGACTTGGGGAGTACCTTACGGCATCTGACAACAGAAACGTCGACGCCGCGGAAGTACTCAGCCCCGCAAGACTCCCGAAACCGTGAACTATGGTTCCGGAATGACTTGTGAAGGTTGACCTTGAACCCAAAAGATTCAAGTTCCTCAGTCACGAACTCTGCGTATTCTGCGGGGACAATGATATCGTCCCCGTAGACGCGCACCTGGCCCAGAAGGGTATAAACATCCCTCCTGGTCAGACGGCGTGGGCGATCCCACCGCTCCCAGTCCAGTGTTGAATCTGGGCCGGGGCAGGGTAAGCCCACAACGGCTGCGCCACGTTCGATCCCCATGAAGACCACGGTGCAAAACACCAAGGCCTCTACGGGAAACGTGGTGGCGGAACCCATGGACGCGAACTTGGCGAGACGGATCGTCTTACCAAGTACATCAGCCTTCCTCGACCTCGTAGCATCCACCGCAGCAAACAAGTCGCGGTAGTTACGGAAGAGGTGTCGTACATGCTGATTCGAGACACGGTCAGAAGCCTCACTCAGATCGAGTGTGGCCAAGGATCCATCATAGGATCCCTGCTTCGCGAGCCTCCTGTTAGGAAGCTGCGAGTCTGAACTCACCAAATCCCGGGCGAAGTCATCGTTCCGGAATTCTGTGTTGAGAACCTCGAGGATACCCTGCTGCATATATTGCATCGCAGTAGGCTCGATGGCGATCAACCGGGGTGTCTTGAGCGTCTTGGGGACATCAGTTACCCGAACAGGTAACTCGTCCCCGGGCGAGAGGACGGACATCCCCTCGAGTACTTCCCAGTACCGAGGGTGATCCGACGGGACTACGTTCTCCCTTGCAGGGAAGACGTCTTCCAGCCGGCTGGTCCACAGACTCTGGTCGAACTTACGGTTTCCCGTGAGTCGGTCTGCAGTCTGACCCGGTCCGTGCTTTGGTAGCACTCCAGCCGCGCGGATTTGATTGTCCACGCGACTGAAAAGATTGCTCCAAAGCAGGCGAGAGACGCGATCAAAACGATCGCGACTATCTGCTGACCAGTTACGGTCGGCATCTCGTACCTCCATCTCTGTCTGGATGAAACGATCGAACGCTGCCTGCGTCCTTTTGGGCGTACAGGGCAGCTCGATCTTGCTGAAGAACAGACAAGTCTGTCTCACAGCAAACAGCGCTTCGGGTGAAGCGTCATCCAGCAGCCTGCCATCTCCATCGTTGAAG